TTTGTATATCAAATGGAACCCCAAGGGCGAGACGCTTGATAAAGTGAAAGCGCGCCTGATTGCGCTGTGTCCCACGCATCATACCGTGTTTATGTCACGGTTTTATACGGTTCTAGAATCCCTGGCCAAGCACAACTTGCCTGGCTGGGCGGTCGGCAAGACCCCGCGCGAACGCGCGGAGCTTTTGCGCGAGTTCTTTTGTATGCACAATGGTGATGTCGCGGAATCGGACTACACCAGCATGGATGCCCTTATCTCAGAGATGATCCGCACGGAGATTTCGGATCCTCTGGCGCTCAGCCCTTTCGAGGAGTCTGACCTGCTGGAGGAGTTCCGACTGCGTTTGGACCTCGAGAAGTCGGTGTTCATGTCAGCCCGCTCCCCGGGCGGAAAGCAGATCTGGGGTGATTCGGCTGGCTGCAACATTAGTGGGTCCCGCGCTGTCGGCTTCGTCAACACGAGTGTCAATTACGTGCTGGCCAAGTACGCAGAGTGGCTCAAGACCTTGCGCGATGCCAAACTCCGGTTCAAGCTTACGGAGTTCACGAGTGGTGCTTTCTTTGAAAGCCCGGCAGCTCGCGACATATTACGGGACCTATTGGCCCGCCCTACTTGTGTGGTGGGCGGCGACGATGGGGCCGTCGCGAGCTCCGTGGTGCCTGATCTTGTCCAGCTGACAACATCGCTGGGTATGAAGATCAAGATAGCCCAACCCCGTGATGGCCGACTGACTTTCTTCTCTCGTGTTTACACGAATCTGCCGTCCCACCTGGCATCCTACCCATGCATTGATCGTGCGCTTGGCAAATTGGCCACGTCACGCATGGGCGATGCTGGATTTGGGGCTAAATGGCTCGGGTCATTGGCGGCAGATGCAGAAAACCCGCTGCTCCGCGCATATGTCAATGCGCTGAAACGTGTCTACCCTGAGGAGATGAAATTTGATCAAAGTGATAAAGAATACCAGATCAAGGTCAAGGAGGGTGCTCACCCGGACATAGGTGAGCACGCAGATGAGTTAATCAGCTTTATGGCAGTGGACTTGGGGGTTCCTACTGCCTGGGTGCGCGATGCGATCGCTGCGTATGAGCGCGCCAAGAAGCCGGAGGACGTCGCAGCGGTCCGCCTTCGGGTGGAACCACGGGCGATGAAATTCCCAGCGGCTTGGGTTTGAAACTCATGGAAGCGTAGTCGGTGATGTCCCACCGATGCGCGCGCATC